ATCTATGGTAAAGATTTTCTTTACATTCCACGCACTCAAGTATCTACAGACCGTATCTTTGGTGAAGATCGTTTATCAAAGTTTGAACATGCATACCCAATTGAAATGTATTTCGATAACATTGAAAGTCTAGCAGGACAAGGTGCAATGATTCAAAAGTTTGGTCTATTAATGGATCAATCTGCAACTCTTACTGTTGCACGTAAACGTTGGACTGATTTAATTGGAACGTATGGTACAACATATCTACCAAATAGACCAAATGAGGGTGACTTAATCTATTACCCTCTAACAAAAGGTTTATTTGAAATTAAATTTGTCAAACATCAAGAACCATTCTATCAATTAGGTAAACTATACACTTACAAATTAGATATTGAATTGTTCCAATACAGTAGCGAAAAAATGGATACTGGTATTCCTGAGGTTGATGTATTCGAGAACCTTAAATCGTTTGACGTTACAGTTAACCCAAACGTACAAGATGCTACTGGGTTTGCTGATAATAATATATTTAAAACAGCAGCTACTGCTGAAAATGCTTTGTTTGATGAATCTAATCCATTCGGCGAAGTTTCATCTAATACTGATACCCTTGGTATTTCTTTAAAAACTGATTCTACATCAATCCGAGCTGATCAAACAACAATTAAAACGGACAGAACACAAAATGGCTAAGCAGACAATAAACATAGGTACAATGGCTGACAATAAGTCAGGTGATCCATTACGCACAGCTTTTACTAAAATTAATGACAACTTTAATGAAGTATATGCAGGATTAAGTTCTGGTAATACTGTAACAAAAACTGGTGGTGTAAATTTAGCTGGAGCAGTTGCTTTAGATTTAACAAAATCTATTAATAAATTAACTGCTGGATACTATACATTGGCTAATGGAACAGAAGGACAAATCCTACGTGTAGTCCGTCAAACAGGATTACAAAATTCTGATATTACTAGGATTTATGTAACCAATAAATGTCGTATCGCTGGGTCAGAATATACAAATAATTATATTGAGCCATTTGTTAATGGTGCTGATGTTGTTACTTTTATTTACACTGATGATGCATGGCAGTCTATTGGTGGACAATGGGATTAATTAAATGTTGAACAATAGCGTATTTTATCATGGTATAGTTAGAAAATGTATTATCGGTTTCGGTAGATTGTTTTCTAATATTCATATTGATCGTAAACAAACAGACCCAGTTAATGGTACGACTGTACAACGTTTACACGTTCCTTTATCATATGCACCAAAAGAAAAATGGTTAGCACGTTTGGACGAAGATCCAACATTAGAGAATCACACGCTCACTTCTCTTCCACGTATTTCATTTGAAATTATTGCTTATACTTATGATTCTTTGCGTAAGATGAATCGTATGCAATATATGAAAAATGATGCTTCTTCTGCAAATGAAAATGGGGCAGGTTTAATTAGAACTCCTGTGCCATATAATATCGATATGTCTGTTTATGTTATAACAAAAACACAGGAAGATGCTCTACAAATTCTTGAACAAATTCTCCCATGGTTCACACCAGAATATTCAATGACAGTCAACGCTGTTGATGAAATGGGTATTCGTTTAGATGTACCAGTTGTTCTTAACTCAGTTATTGTATCGGATGAATTTGAAGGGACTTTCCAAGAACGTCGTTTTGTTATTCACACCATTAACTTTCAAATGAAAGTATCTTTATTTGGTCCACAAAGCGATCAAAATGTTATTGGTACTACAACTGTTTCTGTTTCTCAACAACCATTAGAATCAAATTCCCCTTCTACTACATTTCATGCTGAAGGTGATATTCCAACAAAAACAATTACAAACGAAGAGTGGATTGACGAACTATAAAATATGGCTGAGATTTATAATAGTAATGCAAATTTAAAATCTGCTGGCGTCACTGTTGAGTTTTCTCCTGAACAAATCCAGGAATATATCAAGTGCGCACAGGATCCGATTTATTTCATTCAAAATTATTGCTACATTGTAACTCTTGACCACGGTCTTCAAAAGTTCAATCTATATGAATGTCAAAAGAAAAAGATTGATATAATTCATAATAACCGTCGTGTTATTCTTATGGAAGGTCGCCAGCAAGGTAAGACAACCACTTCTGCTGCTTATATTCTTTGGTACACTTTATTTCAAGCAAACAAGAACGTTGGTATCTTAGCGAACAAAGCTGCTGCTGCCCGTGAAGTTCTTGACCGTTATCAAACGATGTACGAGAACTTACCTCACTGGATGCAACAAGGTGTTACTGGTTGGAACAAAGGTGATATTGAACTAGAAAACGGTTCAAAGGTATTCACTGCTGCCACTGGTAAGTCTGGTATTCGTGGTAAGTCAGTAAACATGTTGTATGTTGACGAAGCTGCAATTATCCCTAACAATGTAGCAGAAGAATTCTTTACTTCTGTTTATCCTACTATTTCTGCTGGTCAGACTACTAAGATTCTACTATCTTCTACTCCACTTGGTTATAACCACTTCTGGCGTTTCTGGAATGATGCTGAGAACGATCGTAATGGCTTCGTTCCATTGTTTATCCCTTACTGGGAAATTCCAGGACGTGATGCAGCTTGGGCTGAAGAACAACGTAGAATGTTGGGTGAACTTAAATTCAACCAAGAGGTTTTGTGTAACTTCCTTGGTTCTAGTTTAACTCTGATTCGTGCCGACGTTATTGCTAAGATGACAGTCGATCAACCTATCTATCAGAAAGATGGTTTAGATTGTTACGTTAGACCTCAAAAGAATCACACTTACTGTATGACGATTGATATTGCAGAGGGTGTTGGTGGTGACTATTCTACATTCCAAGTTGTAGATATTACTGAAGCTCCATATAGAATCGTTGCAAAATTTAGAAAAAATGACATAACTCCACTTTTATTCCCTAATATAATCCATAAGGTTGCTACGGAATATAACAAAGCCTTTGTTTTAGTTGAGATAAATATGTCTGATCAGGTTGCTCAAATTCTTCATCAAGAATTAGAGTATGAAAATATATTGATGGTTAATAGAACCGCAGGAAGCCAAGTAGTTGGTGGTGGTTTTGGTGGAGGAAAATCTTATCTAGGTGTAAGCACGGATAAGAGAGTTAAACGTGTCGGATGCCATAACTTTAAAGCGATGGTTGAAGAAGATAAATTACTGATTACCGATCCAGACACTATCTCTGAGATCTCTACATTTATTGAAAAACGTAGCTCTTATGAAGCTGACGAAGGGTATCATGATGACTTGGTTATGCCGTTAGTTTTATTCGGTTGGCTAACAACCCAATCGTATTTTAAAGAACTAAATAACATTAATATGCGAAAAATTATGTACGAAAAGCAGATGCAAGCTATCGAAGAAGATTTGACACCATTTGGTTTCTACGATGACGGCAAACCCGAAGCTGATCCTTTGAATTTCTGAGTAAAAACTTGTAAAAACTAAATATGTATGTAGACAACTTTTGTCTAGGCAATCATTATAAACAAGGAGAACAACAATGCCGTTTCAACTATCTCCAGGCGTTGCAGTCGTAGAAAAAGACTTTACCTCTATCGTTCCAGCCGTTGCGACCTCTATTGGTGCGTTCGCAGGTCAGTTCGACTGGGGTCCTGTACTTGAACCAATCACAATTAGTTCAGAAGACGATTTAGTTCGTCGTTTTGGTACACCAAATAATTTTAACTTCCAGTCTTGGTTTACAGCTGCAAACTTCCTTTCATATTCAAATAATTTATTATTAGTTCGTCAAAAGACAACTAATATGAAAAATGCAGTAGTTACACCATCTGGTGGTGTTTCATCAATCACTTTAGATAACCCTGGATATGGTTATATTTCAACAAATCCTGCACCAGAAGTTCAAATTCGCACTGATGGAGTTATTAAAAGCGTTACAGTCTTAACTGGTGGAACTGGTTTCACACAAGCTCCTACTGTAGCGTTTAACGACTCTACTGGTCAAGGTGCAGCTGCTACTGCTTCTATAAATTCTTCTGGCCAAGTCATTGGTATCAGTATTACTAAACAAGGTTATGGTTATACTAATCCTTCTATCACTTTAACTGGACCAGGAACAGGTGCTACATTCTCTATTAGTGTTGATTCCTCTGTTCAAGAAGAAGGTGGTTCTGCTCCAACTGCAACAGCTGTAATTTCTGGTGGCGGTATTACTGGTATCACTTTAGCAAACAATGGTTCTGGTTATACTTCAGCACCAACTGTTT